CGATAATTGGAAGAAAATGGCGCGACACTGCGCTCGCGCTGAGCTCTCGATCAAGGAACGAAATTTCATCACCAACGTGCTGCGCTGGCGCAGTGCGCTGTCGCCCAAACAACGGCAATGGCTCGAAGACATCTACGAGCGCGTGACGCGAGAGGCCGCATGAACGCCCGCGACGAAATCTTGCACGCGATTGCGGCGGCGGCCTTCGCGCCAAAAGACTTCTTTCTCACGCAGCCGCCGGCGTCGGAGAAGGACAAGGCTGCCTATGCCCGCTGGCACGTGCGTGAGCGCCGTCGTTGGTCGATCGCGCAACGCAAGTATCGCTACGGCCTCACTGCACACGACTTGGCGCTCATAGCGCCCGAGCTCCCCGCTGCCAGTGGCGCAGACGGCGGGGTAACGCAAGCGCGCCGAATGAATGGAGAATGAACTATGACCATCGATATGTCTGAATATACCAGCAGTCAGTATCTTCGCGTCGCAGACCTCAAGGAGGTCGAGGGCGGAACGATCAAGGCGACCATCGTCAACATCGAAGTCAACGAAAAATACGACAAGCCAGACCTCATCCTTGACGACGGCTCGATCCTTTCGTGTAGCCCCACGAACTGCAACATCCTGGCCCGTCATTATGGCGCGCGCTCGGACGACTGGCTCAAGAAGGAGATCGAGTTGTTTGTCGACACGTTCGACATCAACGGCGTGCAGAAAGAGGGAATTAAAGTGCGGCCGATCTCACCGCCATTGCCGCCGGAGAAGAAGCAGCCGATCAAAAGCCGAAAGCGCGACCCCTTCGACGATTCGATACCTTTTTAGCGAGGGGCGGGAGCGAGAGTGACCGCAACAAGTGGTTCTCTCGCCCCCTAAAGCTTTCTGCGAGCCACAAGGATGCGCGCGATGACCGACGCACATCAAGGCGACAACCCCACGGCTTTGCGGCTGCGGCTCGCGCGTACCGGCTACGTGCCGCTGCCGCTCTACGGCAAAGTCCCGCCGACGTACGGCAAAAACAACAGCCGCAAAGGGCTGCCGGGTTGGGAAAAGCTCGACAGCGTAACGCGCGAGCAAATCGAGATATGGGCGCGCACGTGGCCGGACGCAGTGAACACCGGCGTGCTGACGAAGCGGGTGCCCACGCTCGATGTCGACATTCTTAACGAGGAGGCGGTGCGTGAGATCGAGGAGCTTGTCCGCGAGCACCACGAAGAACACGGCCACATTCTGCCGCGTATTGGTAAGGCGCCGAAGCGCGCTATTCCGTTTCGAACTGATGAGCCTTTCGAAAAGATCATTGCCAACGTTATTGCGCCGAACGGCATCGCCGAGAAGATCGAGTTTCTGGGCGACGGACAGCAATTTGTCGTCGCTGGCATCCATCCCGACACCGAGCAGCCATATCGTTGGTATGGCGGCGAGCCGGGACAAATTGCGCGCGCCGATCTGCCCTACATCCGCAAGCAGGAGGCACAAGCACTCGTCGACGACATTGTTGAACTTCTGGTTCGCAACTTCGGCTACAAGCGCGCGCCAGAGCGGCCGCGCAACCGTATGCGTCTCAAGCGCAACGGCGGCGGTAAGGGTTTCACGATCGAGGTCGATGGCGGCACCGACGACTGGCAGTATCTCATCGACAACATTCTCGCCGGGCGAGAGCTTCACGACTCGTTGCGCGATCTCGGCGCCAAGCTCATCGCTTCGGGGATGTCGGCGGGTGCCGCGGTCAATCAACTCCGCGCGTTCATGAACGTCTCGACCGCGCCGCGCGACGACCGCTGGCGGGAGCGCTACGATGATATTGTGCGGTTGGTCGAGAGCGCTGAGGACCTGCGCAACGAAAAAGCTGGGCCGGCTGCGGCTGATGCGCCGTCACGCTCGCTGGATGAAGTGCAGACAGTTTTTAGGAAATGGTTGGGCGCCGACTACGACGTCCACATTCTCAACGCCGCGCTGGCCGCTGCCGCGTCCGAGCAATTGAGCGGCGATCCGTTATGGCTGCTGGTGATCAGCGGCTCCGGCAACGCCAAGACCGAAACCGTGCAGGCGCTCGCCGGCGCTGGCGCGCAGGTCACGAGTACGATCGCATCCGAGGGCGCGCTGCTGTCAGCAACGCCACGGCGGGAAAAAAGCAAGCACGCGACCGGCGGCCTGCTGCGCAAGATCGGCAACCGCGGCATCTTGGTAATCAAAGACGTAACGTCAATTCTATCGGCCGACCGCAACGTGCGCGCCGGCGTGCTCGCTGCGCTGCGCGAAATTCATGACGGCTGTTGGGAGCGCAACGTCGGAACCGACGGCGGCCGCACGCTCACCTGGACCGGACGCCTCGTGGTGATCGGTGCGGTTACCACCGCCTGGGATGCAGCCCATGGTGTCATCGCCGCCATGGGAGACCGCTTCATCATCATCCGTTCCAAGTCGACGGTCGCCCGTGCCAACTCCGCCATCAAAGCGATCAGCAACACCGGCGAGGAAACCGCTATGCGCACCGAATTGGCGCAAGCGGTGGGCGGATTGATCTACAACGCCAGCAAGGATGGGTATCGCCTCAACAGCGAGGAGACCGACCGGCTGGTCAAGGCCGCCGACATCGTGACCTATGCCCGCACCGGCGTCGAGCGCGACTACAGAGGCGAAGTGATCGACGCGCACGCGCCCGAGATGCCCACACGCTTCGCCAAGCAGCTTGCGCAACTTGTTCGCGGCGCGGTGGCAATCGGTATGTCAGTCGACGACGCCATGCATCTCGCAATCCGCTGCGCCCGCGACAGCATCCCGCCGCTGCGGCGCGAAATTCTGCTCGATATTGCCGCCAACCCCGGCTCCCGCCCGCGCGAAGCGCATCGACGTATCGGCCGCCCTAGGCACACGGTCCGCCGCGAGCTTGAGGCGCTCTACATGTTGCGACTGCTGCAATGCGACGAGACCGACGAAGAACACGGCGGGAAGATGCGCGCGGTTCAATACTATCGGCTCGCGGACGACTTCGACTACGCCACGCTGCTGGCAATGACGAGGTAGGAGCAGTCATGGCACAGCGCGTGAGCGGATACGAGCGCACTGGTGATGACCGCTACTAAGCCTGGATGCGGTACTCCTCCCAACGATCGGTGGTCCGGAAATGTGAGAAGGTAATTGTTGGTCAACGCAACATCTCTCCCTCCCCCTCTTTGTATGATGCAAGAATTACTCACTCACTTTTCCGGACCACTTAGACGAAGGGCTGGCGCCCTACTACCCGCGTTAATACGCGCCCTCCGAAAGCCAGCCTCTTTACAATCTCCCGCAAATCACGGCTGTCTGTGTTCGCCGGGTAAATCAAGAGGTTAAGGCACTGAGAACAATGGGCTGGAAAAGAGGTCAATCCGGCAATCCTGGCGGACGACCGTTTGGCAGCGAGAAGGCATACGCCGAAGCGCTGCGCATCGTCAGCAAGGAAGAGATTGACGACCCGAATAAACCCGGCCAGCGCCTTTGCAAACTGCGGCGGCTGGCGGACGTCGTGTTCGAGAAAGCGCTAGCCGGCGAAAATTGGGCGATCCAGCACATCGCCGAACGGCTTGAGGGCAAGCCGGCGCAGCAGCTGGACGGTGATGATCTCTGGAACCAGCCGGTTGTTAGGTCTACGCGCCGGATCATATTGCATGAGACGCGCGAAGAGTTCGAAAGGGCTAACGGCGTCAAGCTCATCGAAGCAGAGGTGAACGGAGGGTCCGATGGCTGAAGGCGCTGCTATAGTGCGGTCATTTCGGGTTGGTAAACGCACCGCGACTCTGACCATTCAAGCTCCGCGTTCCGGGCGGGCGAACTATGTCACGGGGTGGTCGCCGGACACTCCTCCTTTCCTTACTAGGAAGGAGATGCGTCAATATCGTGTGGGTCGCAGTCGTGCCATCGCTGAGCTTGCTCGTCTGCTCAATATCGATGGCGATGTCCTGATAATCGAAAGCTAGATGAGAAAAGATGGGTGACAAACCGATCGATTTTCCCACGGGGCCGATATTCGAGCCGTTATGTCAACCTATGCGCTACAAGGGCCTCTGGGGCGGTCGCGGATCGGGAAAATCGCATTTTTTCGCCAGCCTTCTCATCGAGGATCATTACAACAGACCCGGCATGCACAGCGTCTGCATTCGCGAATATCAGAAGAGCCTCAACGAAAGCGCCAAACGCACTATCGAGGTCCAGTTGCAGCTACATCACCTAGGCGAGGCCGACGGGTTTCGCTCCTACACGGATTGTATCGCCACGCGAGGCGGGGGCCTGATCATTTTCCGCGGGATGCAAGACCACACTGCGGAGAGTCTAAAGTCACTTGAAGGCTATCATCGTGCCTGGGTCGAGCAGGCCGAAATGTTGTCACAGAAGTCGCTCGATATCTTGCGTCCGACGATCCGCGCACCAGGTTCAGAGCTGTGGTTTTCGTGGAACCCGCGGCGGCGAACAGACCCCGTCGATGCATTCTTCCGCCAGGGCACCATGCCCACGAACGCCGTCTGTGTAATGGCAAATTGGCGTGATAACAAATGGTGGAACAAGACGCTCGAAGCCGAGCGCCTTGAGTGCCTCAATAACCAGCCCGAGCAATACGATCATATCTGGGAGGGCGACTATCAGAAGATCGTTGCCGGCGCGTACTACGCTGCGTCGCTGACGGCCGCAAAGGGTTCTGGCCGCATTTCACGCTGCTAT